CGAACGTTATGTTCAAGATGGTAATGATTGGGATATTGCTCGTTTCTCTTTGTCTGATTATTTCATTAAATTTAACGCAGAAGAGTCAGATATTGTAAATAGTCCTAATCTTTCGATATTTCCTCTATTGGCCTATCATAAGATATGTAACGACCATTATCGTAACGAGAAATGGCAGCCTTTCGAACCTTGGACATGTAATATTGATTACTTGACTCCAACTGATAACATGAACGCTAAATCGTTCATAAGTGTTAGTTCGTTTACTCACCTGTTGACTTCAATTATTGATTTGGAGAACTCTAATCTTCCAATCGATTATTTTACATCTGTGTTACCACGCGCTCAATATGGCGATGAAGCTGCTGTGCCTATCGGCTTGGATAATACTGACGCTACTTATATTGTTAAAGATTCTGCTGATCCTTCTAAGGGTGTCCTTTTTGGTGCATCGTCTCATATACCTAATGATACTTTGGTTAAAGCTGACGCAGACCCAACTCCCGGTGATGATGGTTACGCAACTTGGATTCGTTCCACTTCTGGTGACGTTCTTCTTGGCTTTAAGGGTAAACTTTCGGCCGCTGGTTCGTCTTTGAAAATCTCTGCTTTGCGTTCTGCTACTGCTTTGCAGAAATATAAGGAGATACAAAATAGTAATGACCCCGATTTTGCCAATCAAGTCTTGGCACACTTTGGCATTAAGCCTCAAGTTGATTCACGAACCTCTATTTTTATTGGTGGCGACGATAAAACACTAAGTATTAATCCGCAAGTTAATACTAACTTTTTGGATGGTGGTCAACCAGATATTAAGGCTATCGGTGTTGGTGATTTGTCTGCTGGCTGCAAGTTTACTGCGTCTACCTATGGTATTATTATTGGCATTTATCGTGCTGTTCCTCAGCTTGATTATGCACATGTTGGTATTGACCGTAATTTGTTTAAGACTGACGCGACCGATTTTCCTATACCTGAATTCGACAGTATAGGTATGCAAACTCAGTTCCGTTGCGAGTTAAGTGCGCCGTTAATTGGTACTTGTTCTAAGGTTGTTCCATTACCATCTGCCAAGCCTTATTCTTTGGATATGTCTGTAACATACGGTTATGCACCTCGTTACGCTGAACTAAAGAGTGCTCGTGATTATTTTGAGGGCGGTTTCTGCGGTTCATACTCTAGTTGGGTTACTGGTTATGACCAGTCTTTTCTTGCTCGTTGGCGTCGCAATCTTGGCAGCACATCTCTTGCTAATTATGGTAGTATTGATGACTTGTTTAAGTGTCGTCCTTCTTTGCTTTATCCTATATTTGTTAATCAATGGAGTGGTACCGTTAATGATGATAAGTTGCTCATTGGTAGTGTTAACACTTGCGTAGCAGTCCGTCCATTCAGTATGTACGGTTTGCCTTATACTAAATAATTTAATGTTGTTTGATTATGAAAGCAAAAAATAAAGTAGTTTATGTACCACCCGTATACGAGGAGGTACAGCATGAAGTCACGTCTGTTGATGATAAGAATAATCCTTTGCGTACTTCTTTTCATACGGATGTTTCTTTGTTGCAACGTATTGATAACATGCGAGTTGATGCTCAAACTTTGAGAGAGGTTAAAGAATCTCTTCAACCTATGATTGATAATTCTAATTTCCGCTCTCAGTTTGAGGAGACTTTCGGTTCTCTTACTGATGATGAGCTGATTAATTCATGCCCTAGTCGTTATACTCAAACTGCTAGCGAAAAAATGACTTATTTGAAAGAACTTGCTGCAAAAGATAAGGAAGCCCGAGAAAAGGTGGCTGCTGCGGCAAAGGAGAAAGAAGAAAAAGATAAACTTGAGAAAGAGAATCAAGAGTTTCAGTCTCGGCTTTTGGAAATTTTTAAATAATTTCGCTTATGGTATCTAATATTATTATTCGGAGTACTGCCGCTTTTGGCGGTACTCCTTTTCGTTTAAAAAAGTGTACTGCTCTCGGCTCTGCTGGTACTGGCGCTGCTGCTGGTGCTGCTGCTGGTGGTGTTCCTGGCGCTCTTGTAGGTGGCGCTTTAGGTATCGCTAGTTCGTTACTCGGTGGTTTATTCGGTAAACATAATACCAATAAAACTAATGCGATGAATTATAAAATCATGCAAGAGCAGAATAAGTTTAATGCTTCCGAAGCGAAAAAACTTAGAGATTGGCAAGAAATGATGTATCGTATGTATGGTACATCTTCCGCTAAGGCTAATGATATGCGTGCAGCAGGTCTTAATGCACTTCTTGGTGATGTATCTGCTAGTGGTAATGTTGGTAGTGGTTCTGCTGCTACTGCTGCAGAATCTGCCCAAATGATGCCTGTTGATTATTCATTTGTTGGTGACGCTTCTACCCGTGGTTTGGCTGCTTATAATACTACACGTTCCGTTGATGCGTCTGTTTCCTTGCAGAAATCTCAAGAGAATGTCAATAAGTCTATTGAGGGTGTTAATATAGCCCAAAAAGGACTTCTTGAATCCCAAACATCATTGCAGAAAATGACCTATAAGTTTGCTATGGATACCTATCAGAATAGACTGTTGCAAGAACAATTTAAGGCTGAACTGGCTAATTGGCAAGGTTTTGATGCTATGTATGATGCCCGTCTAAAGGCTTTTAGTCTTTATAATGTTATGCCACAGGAAGTCGAAAAGAACGTTGCCCAAACAATGTCTTTCTATGCATCTGCCTTTCGCGATATTGCTAACGGCAAATATACGCTTAAGCAAACAGAGAACTATGGTAAGTGGTTATCTATTCAGCAGACTTTTGCCCATGCTGCTACTGTTCAAGGTCAAGCTGCTTTAATGCAAGGTCGAGCTGCTCTTACTAATGCCAGTGCCAATGCTAGTTATCTTCAACAATTGGGTGGTTACTACGGTTCTTTAACCTCCCGTCAAAACATGTCAAATGATATGCAACGGTATTATACTGATTTTATGCTCGGGAAAATGCCTATTGGCAAGGCCGAAAGCATACTGCGTCAAACACCTTATAAGCATTTGCTTGATTTGAATATTCAACAAAATGAGTGGTCTCTAAATAAGTTGATGCAAGAACCCGATTTGATACGTTCTTTGAGTGGTATGTATAAATCAGAAACATCTCTTACCAATAAGCGTGTTGATAGTTATGATATTGATAAAATCTTTGAACGTGGTGAATCTGTGAGCCGTATCGTTAAAAATATTTCTGATGGTATTAGTAACTTTACGCCTAAACCTAGATTTAATAAAGGCTCTTCTACAGGTGGAGAACCTACTCCACCGCCTAGCGGTAAATCATGGCTTGATGCTTATCGCGAAAACCCTAACTATAGCCCTACAGGTTATAGATAACAAATTGGGCGCAAAGGTTATCCCTTTGCGCCCTTTCTGTTACTTTTCTACGACACTACTAAATATTTTAGTTAAATATCTGTTAATTGTACGTTAAATAATGCAAACACGTTTTTAGATAATTCTCATTCAATATTAATACCTTCCGTATAAATCCATATTTTTTTATGAAATAATAAAAATTTTATATTATTCTATTAATGTATCTGTTTTGTTTTTGTGTGCGTGTGCATTTTATACGTACGTACGCAATTTATCTAAGCAGATACTTTATATTGGTTTGTCTGCTAGAAAAACCCTAGCCTTGCGCGGAAAAGTTTGTAACTTATTAGTAATTACCTTTTTGTGAAAATTTTCCCTGAAAATTCCTACTCTCTTGTTATAGGTAGGCTAAAGTGGGAATACATTATTCCTAATTACTGCACTTTAGTTCCTTAGTAACTATTTTCCTAATTTATGTTAACAAATTTGGTAGTTCTAAAAACCTTTTTTATCTTTGCAGCATGAAAAAGGAAATAATAAAAATTATCATCAAAGTAGCATTGTATGCACTTGGTTTGATAGCTGCTTATTTTGGTGTCTCTTCTATGACATCATGCAGTACGTCCCACAATGTAGTATCTAGTGGTCGGACTACTATTGTATCAGTTGATACCACGATTGTTAAACATAACGGCTTTGTCCGTTCTCAAAATTTTAAGCCTTATGGTGAAAATTAATTCTCGTTGTTTTCTTGTTGAAGTTAACGGTGTTCATTATGTAGTTAAGTCTGGCAAAATTGATGAATTCATTTGTTTGTTTTTGCCACGTGTAGTTATCATTCAGTCAATGACTACTTCACCTGTTTCTTGGCATCATAGATTTGAATGGTACAAACGTATTTAGTTTTTGCTTATGACTGCTCAAGATTATTTGACTGCCCTAAAGGTTATTCGTGAAATCCAACGTAAGCAAGCTTATTGCAGTGGTTCTTCTCAACCTTTTTTGGCTGAAACGTTGAAGACTATTGAACTTTATTGTCCTTTAGATTTTTCAAAAAGTTGTGGTCGTGTTACTCAAAAAGTAATTTTAAGTTGTTATAGTGGTAAATTATTTAATATATAATTATGGCTCTTTTTCCTCGTTGTAATAATCCTATACCTGTTGTTGGTCGACATGGTTTAACTCTTGTTGGTTGTCACTCTTGCATTCAGTGCCGTGTTGCAGCCCAAGAACATCTATGCAAGATATTAGAGGTTGAAGCTTCTCAACATAAATATGTTGAATTTATTACTATTACGTATGATGATTTACATTTGCCCTACATAGATACTTCTTATTTGTACCCTTTTGGTTATGCTCTCCGTATTCCGAATCGCGTAATTAAGAAGTATAATAGAAGAACCAAAAGTTTTTACTATGTAGAAGATAAAATCTCTAAATCATTTAAACTTACAGATTTTTCTACTATTGATACTGCTGCTATGTTGCGTGATTATTACGCACGAATTGATAAATATTATAGTAGATTTCCTTCTCGTTCTCGTGGTATACGTAATAACTCTGTTGTTCCTATACTATGGTATGATGATATAAGAAAATATATAGGTCGTTTAAGAAAATGGTTTTTAAAAAATTATGATGAAACAATTCGCTACTACGTTATTTGCGAGTACGGTACACAGTCATTCCGTCCACATTATCACATCCTATTATTCCACGATTCGCCTAGAGCGAGAGCAGATTTTAGGAATGTTCGGCCTTTGCCAATGTCCACCCCAGAAAATCCCCGAGAAATTTGTGTTGAACTCGATTTGGCTCAATTATGGCTCTATGGTGATACGACTACAAAGGTTACCGATGGTAATATGCAGGAATACGTTTCTAAGTATCTTACACAACATTCTGATTTCCCTCGAGTGCTTGACAAGTTTCCACAGCGGAGTTTTCACTCAATCTTATTGGGTACAAAGAGCAAATCAGAGGTTAAAGAACTTTTTACCTCTAGAGACTTCGAAGCACTTACAACAGATTATGTTGTTAACAAAAAAGGTATCAGACGCTCTATTTCCAATTCGGATGCGTATTACTCTCAATTGTCCGTCAGATTTACAGGTTCTTCCTTTTACGATGTTAACGCAACTTCTTCCCTATTTCGTTCGGTGGTATTCTGTGCCCGCCGATTCTTCGGCTCGCCAGGTGAAATCTATAATGATGCATCCGTAAGGGAGTTTATGTTGTGGGTACTTGACCCCGATACTTCTGTGCTTTATAAACATCTTTATCAGTACCGTTCTGTTCGTCGGTATGTTGAAGTTTTTGCGAAACCGATATACAATAGTTCTGGTTCTGTCAACTCTTTAAAATCGTTGCTATATGCTGCACATCATCACTATTCGTTATCCTCCTATTTAGGTTTGGATTCGTACACTTGTTTACAATTACGTTTTGATTTCATTGCATGGAAAGATTATCAGAATATGATTCAGTATTTCCAAGCTCTCGAAAATGATAAACTCTTTGCGTATGAGAATTATGTTAGTATGTCTCCTTTTACAGGAACTTATGATTTTAATATTTTAAAAACTCGCTCTATTTTTCAGTTTCAAGTCCAAAACGCTAATATGGCTTTTACTGAAAATATTAAACATAGAGCGGTTGTGGATTCTTTTAAAAATTAATTATATGGCTAATAAAGTTTTAGGATTGCATCGCCTTAAAAATAAGGTGAACAGGAATGCATTTGATTTGTCTCATCGCCACATGTTTACTGCTCAAGTTGGTGAATTGCTGCCTGTATTTACTCAGTGGGTTAATCCTAATGAGACGTTTAAGATTGGGTATAATGGTAAAACCCGTACTGCTGCTCTTAATACTGATGCGTTTACCCGTATCCGCGAGAATATTCAGTATTATTTTGTGCCGTTTCAGTCTCTATGGAAGTACTTTGAGCAGCAGGTTAATAATTTAACCAAGGGTGATGCGGGACAGAATATATCTAAGTTTGCTAGTAGTTCTACTGAAGCTTCTACAATTTCTACTTTTCTGCCTTATATCTCTTATCGTGATTTGGGTAGTTGGCTCAACGATATGACTGTGCATGCACTAAATGCTTGTAGTTCTTATTTTAAATCACATCCTACCGTTGAAGATCGTTCTGCATCAGATTTCAAGGATTTTTGTGATTCTAGTTCTAATTTCTCAGATGTTTTTGTTTGTGACGGTTATCGTTATTGTCGAGCCTCTAAATTGCTTATGGCTCTAGGTTATGGAAATTTTAATGCTATTATTCAGTATGACATTTATGCTATGTCCGAACGTTATGTTCAAGATGGTAATGATTGGGATATTGCTCGTTTCTCTTTGTCTGATTATTTCATTAAATTTAACGCAGAAGAGTCAGATATTG